AAGTTGAGAATCGGTGATTCTGTCCATTGGTTTATTCCACCCATAGGTTTTACGCAGAATGGCAAGCAGCACTTTAAATTGTCGCTTGGTCAGATCTGCGCCTGAATAAGCCTCAAGCAGCATATTTGATAGTCTGGCGTAACCATCATCGAGATCTGCCACATTACGCTCCTGTCCGGTAAAGTTACCTCTGCCGAAGTTGAGTATTTTTGCTGTATTTGTCATAATGACTCCTGTGGATTGATCCAGTCTTTCTACATCAGGCCTCAAAACTGTTGCAGCAGTCTTGAGGCTTTTCTTTTGTCAGCACCATGGCTACTTTCTTTGCTAGCTTTGCTAATTCCTCGTCTTCAACACCCCACTCCAGCACAGCCAGAAGCATGGCCATCTTTGGGATAAAGCTGTCTTTCCATCGCGAAATTTGCGATTCATTAATCCCTAATGCATCAGCAACCTTTCGCTGACCACGTACAGCAATTCGATTCAGGATGTTGCTTGTGATTGCATTCGCTTTCTTGCGAGTACTTGTAAGTTGCATATGTAAGTATTTCCTTAACAAATAAGAAGTTATACGCACCAACTGATGCGCGTTGTATTCCCGCATTTCGGCGGGAATAAGGACCATGACTGTTAAAGAGCAATTTGCTTATGCCGCTTTGCGATAAGCACTTTCTTGATACTTCAGGGCGCCAGCTGTAACGACTTCCAGTCGATAGGCGTCTTTCTCTGGGATGACTTCCTTCCACTGAGAGACTGCTGCATCGCTAATGCCTAACGCTTTAGCTACCGCACGCTGGGTTCCGAAGTGGTCGATAACATCTTTCTTGTACATAGACTCGCTCCGAAATTAAAGAACACTTAAATTATCTATCAAAGGAATCTTAAGTCAAGTTTATTTAAGATGTCTTAACTATGAATACACAACTGATGGGTGAGCGTATTCGCGCTCGCAGAAAAGAACTTAAGATTAGGCAGGCTGCCCTTGGCAAGATGGTTGGCGTGTCTAATGTTGCTATTTCCCAATGGGAGCGTTCTGAAACTGAGCCCAATGGCGAAAACCTATTGGCTTTAGCCAAGGCTTTACAGTGCTCCCCTGATTACTTGTTGAAAGGAGAAGATAGTCTTTCAAACATTGCCTATCACAGCAGGCATGATCCAAGAGGTTCGTATCCTCTAATTAGTTGGGTAAGCGCAGGATGTTGGATGGAAGCTGTAGAGCCATATCATAAGCGTGCAATAGATAACTGGTACGATACAACCGTAGATTGTTCAGAAGATTCGTTTTGGCTGGACGTAAAGGGTGATTCGATGACGGCTCCAGCCGGTCTTAGCATCCCGGAAGGGATGATAATACTAGTCGATCCTGAAGTAGAACCTCGTAATGGGAAGCTGGTAGTGGCAAAGCTCGAAGGAGAAAACGAGGCAACTTTCAAGAAGTTAGTTATTGATGCTGGTAGAAGGTTTCTAAAACCACTTAACCCACAATATCCGATGATTGAGATCAACGGGAACTGCAAAATCATCGGTGTAGTTGTCGATGCAAAAATAGCAAACCTTCCATAAGGGGCATTCGCCCCTTTTTTTCTTTCCTTTAAAAATCAAAGCAAAACTTAAACCTCGCAATAAAAATTTAAGTTTTCTTCAAAAACACCCTTGACCAACAATTGAAGAAATCTTAAATTTAAGTCATCAGCAGGTCGCTGGTAGCCAAACGGAACAGATTGGCAGGCTCTTTAACATTGATGGGATTGTCCCGCCGAAATGCGGGAACCAAAGAGTAGTTGGCTTTGGGGTGACGAGAAGTGCAGCTGCACGACGGCAACCGGAAGATAAGCACCCGGCGCGTCACCGCCAAAGTCAATCATCGGAGGTCAACATGGCAGTAGTCATTACATATCTGGCTGACGATAACGCCAGAAATCGCCGCAGAGCACGCAGACAGGCTCAACGTGAGCAGGCAATGCAAGAACAGCGACTGGCGCGAAAAATTGCGCTAAAGCTCTCTGGTTGCGTCAGAGCAGACAAAGCAGCATCACTCGGAAGCCTTCGCTGCAAGAAGGCAGATGAATGCAGTGGAAGTATTTGCCTGCCAAACGTAGCCATTTACGCGGCAGGCTACCGGAAACCAAAACAACTGACGGCGAGATGACTTGTGTTGGGCGCCAGAAAATGAAATTAGGCAGCAAACCACTTATTTGAGGTGAGATATGACAAAATCATGGAGCGTACCTTTTCCTGAATCAGAAACTGAACATGATGGAATGCCTGTTTTCTGGAGATTCCAGGCGACAGTTGAAGAAGATGGGATCAAAATATTCGCACTTCAATATATAGCTTTTCATCAGACAGAGCATTATGCATGGTTGGTTCCTGCGCATTGGATTGTTAATTTTAAACCAGCACCAAATCAGTGGTTACAGGAATGGAAACAAAGGAGAAATAGATATGCAATTAAGAAAGTAGCAAAAAATGCAGAAAGATCTTTTGCATTCCCGACGAAGAAACTTGCCATTGAAAGTTTATTGCGCCGAAAGAAATACCATTTGATGAGAATCAAACAAGATTTGGCTGTTGTATCAGCTCTTGTTGATGGGATGAAGAATATTGATACATCAACACCAGATATTGAATATAACTTTGGACACAACCAAGAAACAGAAAATTGGGTGTTTTATTAGTACGAATAAGCACTGTGTATTCATTCCAACGAGTGAATACACGGAGCAATGTCGCTCGTAACTAAACAGGAGCCGACTTGTTCTGATTATTGGAAATCTTCTTTGCCCTCTAATGTGAGGGCGATTTTTTATCTATGAGGATATGAATAGATGTCAAACATCAAAAAATACATCATTGATTACGACTGGAAAGCATCAATAGAAATTGAAATTGACCATGACGTAATGACAGAGGAAAAACTTCACCAGATTAATAATTTCTGGTCAGACTCTGAATACCGACTCAATAAACACGGCTCTGTATTAAATGCTGTATTAATCATGCTGGCGCAACATGCTCTGCTTATAGCAATTTCGAAAGACTTAAATGCATATGGTGTTGTTTGTGAGTTCGACTGGGATGATGGAAATGGTCAGGAAGGATGGCCTCCAATGGATGGTAGCGAAGGAATAAGAATTACCAATATCGATACATCAGGAATATTTGATCCAGATGATATGACTATCAAAGCCGCCTGAGCGCGGCGTTACCGCATACCAATTACGCTTCACTCGAGGCGTTTTTCGTTATGTATAAATAAGGAGCACACCATGCAATATGCCATTGCAGGGTGGCCTGTTGCTGGCTGCCCTTCCGAATCTTTACTTGAACGAATCACCCGTAAATTACGTGACGGATGGAAACGCCTTATCGACATACCTAATCAGCCAGGAGTCCCAAAAAATGGATCAAACAATTATGGCTATCCAGACTAAATTCACTATCGCCACTTTTATTGGCGATGAAAAGATGTTTCGTGAGGCCGTCGACGCTTATAAAAAATGGATATTAATACTGAAACTGAGATCAAGCAAAAGCATTCACTAACCCCCTTTCCTGTTTTCCTAATCAGCCTGGCATTTCGCGGGCGATATTTTCACAGCCATTTTCAGGAGTTCAGCCATGAACGCTTATTACATTCAGGATCGTCTTGAGGCTCAGAGCTGGGCGCGTCACTACCAGCAGATCGCCCGTGAAGAGAAAGAGGCAGAACTGGCAGACGACATGGAAAAAGGCCTGCCCCAGCACCTGTTTGAATCGCTATGCATCGATCATTTGCAACGCCACGGGGCCAGCAAAAAAGCCATTACCCGTGCGTTTGATGACGATGTTGAGTTTCAGGAGCGCATGGCAGAACACATCCGGTACATGGTTGAAACCATTGCTCACCACCAGGTTGATATTGATTCAGAGGTATAAAACGGATGAGTACAGCACTCGCAACGCTGGCTGGGAAGCTGGCTGAACGTGTCGGCATGGATTCTGTCGACCCACAGGAACTGATCACCACTCTTCGCCAGACGGCATTTAAAGGTGATGCCAGCGATGCGCAGTTCATCGCATTACTGATCGTTGCCAACCAGTACGGCCTTAATCCGTGGACGAAAGAAATTTACGCCTTTCCTGATAAGCAGAATGGCATCGTTCCGGTAGTGGGCGTTGATGGCTGGTCCCGCATCATCAATGAAAACCAGCAGTTTGATGGCATGGACTTTGAACAGGACAACGAATCCTGCACATGCCGTATTTACCGCAAGGACCGTAATCATCCGATCTGCGTTACCGAATGGATGGATGAATGCCGCCGCGAACCATTCAAAACCCGCGAAGGCAGAGAAATCACGGGGCCGTGGCAGTCGCATCCCAAACGGATGTTACGGCATAAAGCCATGATTCAGTGTGCCCGTCTGGCCTTCGGATTTGCTGGTATCTATGACAAGGATGAAGCCGAGCGCATTGTCGAAAATACCGCATACACTGCAGAACGCCAGCCGGAACGCGACATCACTCCGGTAAACGATGAAACCATGCAGGAGATTAACACTCTGCTGATCGCCCTGGATAAAACATGGGATGACGACTTATTGCCGCTCTGTTCCCAGATATTTCGCCGCGACATTCGCGCATCGTCAGAACTGACACAGGCCGAAGCAGTGAAAGCTCTTGGATTCCTGAAACAGAAAGCCACTGAGCAGAAGGTGGCAGCATGACACCGGACATTATCCTGCAGCGTACCGGGATCGACGTGAGAGCTGTCGAACAGGGGGATGATGCGTGGCACAAATTACGGCTCGGCGTCATCACAGCTTCAGAAGTTCATAACGTAATAGCAAAACCCCGCTCCGGAAAAAAGTGGCCTGACATGAAAATGTCCTACTTCCACACCCTGCTTGCTGAGGTTTGCACCGGTGTGGCTCCGGAAGTTAACGCTAAAGCGCTGGCCTGGGGAAAACAGTACGAGAACGACGCCAGAGCCCTGTTTGAGTTCACTTCCGGCGTGAATGTTACTGAATCACCGATCATCTATCGCGACGAAAGTATGCGTACCGCCTGCTCTCCAGATGGTTTATGCAGTGACGGCAACGGCCTTGAACTGAAATGCCCGTTTACCTCCCGGGATTTCATGAAGTTCCGGCTCGGTGGTTTCGAGGCCATAAAGTCAGCTTACATGGCCCAGGTGCAGTACAGCATGTGGGTGACGCGAAAAGATGCCTGGTACTTTGCCAACTATGACCCGCGTATGAAGCGTGAAGGACTGCATTATGTCGTGGTTGAGCGGGATGAAAAGTACATGGCGAGTTTTGACGAGATGGTGCCGGAGTTCATCGAAAAAATGGACGAGGCACTGGCTGAAATTGGTTTTGTATTTGGGGAGCAATGGCGATGACGCATCCTCACGATAATATCCGGGTAGGCGCGATCACTTTCATCTACTCCGTTACAAAGCGAGACTGGGTATTTCCCGGCCTTTCTGTTATCCAAAATCCACTGAAAGCCCAGCGGCTGGCTGAGGAGATAAATAATAAACGAGGGGCTGTATGCACAAAACATCTCCCGTTGAGTTAAGGACGAGTATCGAGATGGCACATAGCCTCGCTCAAATTGGAGTCAGGTTTGTGCCAATACCAGTAGAAACAGACGAAGAATTTCATACGTTAGCCACATCCCTTTCACAAAAGCTGGAAATGATGGTGGCGAAAGCAGAAGCAGATGAGAGAGACCAGGTATGACAACCACTGAATGCATTTTTCTGGCAGCGGGCTTCATATTCTGTGTGCTTATGCTTGCCGACATGGGACTTGTTCAATGACACCTCAGCAAGAAAACGCCCTTCGCAGTATTGCCCGTCAGGCTAATTATGAAATCAAAAAAGCCAGACAGCAGTTTCCGGATAAAAACGTCGATGACATTTGCCGTAGCGTACTGAAGAAGCACCGCGAAACGGTAACGCTGATGGGATTCACACCGACTCATTTAAGCCTGGCGATCGGCATGTTAAACGGCGTCTTTAAGGAACGGTGAACATGAAAAACAAAATCATCATGGAGCTACAGGCTCCTTTTTTATTGTTCGCATTCACCCTCAAGCGTATTAACCAACAATTCAGGGATTAATGGAAGATGGCAGACATCATTGATTCAGCATCAGAAATTGAAGAATTACAGCGCAACACAGCAATAAAAATGCGCCGCCTGAACCACCAGGCTATATCTGCCACTCATTGTTGTGAGTGTGGCGATCCCATAGATGAGCGAAGACGCCTGGCCGTTCAGGGTTGTCGGACTTGTGCAAGTTGCCAGCAAGATCTGGAGCTTATCCGCAAACAAAGGGGGATTAAGTGATGGCTAACCTGCAACTTGCTGTTAAAAGTGAATACTTCGATGCCATGATTCGCGGAGAGAAAACGGAAGAGTATCGCCTTGTTAATGACTACTGGAAAAAGCGCCTCGTTAACCGCGAGTATGGCAGTCTGATCATCACGAAGGGATATCCGAAGCGCGACGATTCCAGCCGCAGAATTGATGTTCCGTATGGCGGATATGAAATCAAGACAATCACACATCCGCACTTCGGCGATAAACCGGTAAAGGTATACGCGATAAAGGTGAATATCGGCAATGAATAACAATCCTCGCATTGGCGGGGATTTCTTTTATCTGAAAAGGACAGAATACATGATTAACAATATTGCAAATCAGTCTTCGTTTCCGGCTGCAACAATTGACAGCCAGATGCTGTTGAAAATGGTTAATGAGGCGCGGAGACTGTGAGGCGAAAAAGAAGTACGCAACAACGACTTCATTGCACGCATCAAAGATGAGCTTGAGGGGGAGGGTTACGAAATTTTCGTAACCCCCATGGATAAGAAAAAAGGCGGAGCGGATCAGGTGGTTATAGTGATGACCTACAAGCAAGCCCTGCGCGTCGCCGCACGTGAGTCGAAAGCCGTCCGTCGTTCGCTGGTCGACAAACTTGAATCAATGCAACAGCAGTTGCAACAAAAAACGACCACGAAGAAATCACCGGATGGCCTTGAAGAATTCCGTAAGGCACGCGCATTAAAAATGACCGTCGACACAATGAAAGACCTCTTCGACTTCCTCCCTCACCTCGCACCGGAAGCTAAACAGGTCGTTGCCGCCAGCCTGATTAATCCCGTCGTCGGCTTTAGTGCAATCCCTCTTCCGGTCATTGATGAACATCACTACTCTGCGTCGGAGGTTGGCACCATGCTTGGCATTTCAGCCAACAAGGTAGGGCGCATTGCCAACACCTACATGCTCAAAACAGAAAAGTACGGGAAGTGGTTCATCGACAAATCGGCGCACAGTGACAAGCAGGTCGAGACATTTCGCTACAACGAGGCGGGAGTGCACAAGATCGAGGAACTCATCGAAGGAGAACGAAAGGCTGCATGATTTTGACAAGATAGTTTTCCCCAAATCTGGGGGAAAAGACCGAATGGCGCGGCTTACAGCAAGATAAAGACCACATGATTTGACAAATCCGCATTAACGGGGCTATATTCCGCTTCATGGTGCTGAACACACCTTGCAAAGCGGAAACCGCACCCGTCAGTCATGCGGCTTTTTTATGTCCATTTCTCAGATATGGTCGGGTAGCGCGTATACCGAAAAACAACCGAAAGGTTAAGGATACGGGCCGACTTTGCACGGTGTTCAAGTACCTGACCGCCCTGCTGAACACAGGGCTATCTGAACAAATGCAAAGGACATAAAAATGACCAGTCAACTCATCCCCGTATTCAACGGCACTATCGCCAACGAAACAGCCCTACTCTGCAATGCCCGCGATCTGCATGCTTTTTTAGGCGTGAAAAAGGTGTTTGCGGCATGGATTACAAATCGCATTTCAGAATACGAATTCATTGAAAATCAAGACTATATTTTGCTTTCCAATTTGGGAAAGCAAACATCTGGTAGAGGCGGTCACAACCGCAAGGATTACCACCTCACCCTCGACACAGCCAAAGAGCTGGCAATGGTCGAGCGCAACGAAAAAGGCCGCCAGATACGCCGATACTTCATCGAGTGCGAAAAGAAACTTCGCAGCATGCAACCAGCGCAGCAATTCACAGACGAGGAAATCATCCTCCTCTGCTACATGCAGGTACAGATGGAGAAAGCACAGGACATCAGCAAACGCCTGTATCCGATATTGAAGGAACTGAACTCATCATACTCGAGCAAGCTGTATGACATCGCGTTTGAGACTTTCTACACGGTGACGAAAAACAGAGACGCACTGCTCAGGGAGGCGACACGACTTGACCAGACAAGCGCCCTTTTCGAACGGGCAAGACCAATGCTGAAAAGCCTTCGGGCGAGACAATTCGAATTTTAATCATCAAAGGAGCTTCGGCTCCTTTTTTGTTGGAGAAAATCAACCACTGCTCGCTCCCTTGCGAGTAATTGCGGAGACTTTGCGATGTACTTGACACTTCAGGAGTGGAACGCACGCCAGCGACGCCCAAGAAGCCCTGAAACAGTTCGTCGATGGGTACGCGAGTGCAGGATATTCCCTCCTCCGGTTAAGGATGGAAGAGAGTATCTGTTCCACGAATCAGCGGTAAAGGTTGACTTAAATCGACCAGTAACAGGTAGCCTTTTGAAGAGGATCAGAAATGGGAAGAAGGCGAAGTCATGAGCGCCGGGATTTACCCCCTAACCTTTATATAAGAAACAATGGATATTACTGCTACAGGGACCCAAGGACGGGTAAAGAGTTCGGATTAGGCAGAGACAGGAGGATAGCAATCACTGAAGCAATACAGGCCAACATTGAGTTACTCTCAGACAGCGGACGGGAGTCACTGATAGACAGAATTAAAGGCGCTGACACAATCACTCTTCATACGTGGCTTGACCGATATGAAACAATCCTCACCGAAAGGGGTATCAGACCGAAAACTCTACTCGACTACGCCAGCAAAATCAGGGCAATCCGAAGAAAATTGCCGGACAAACCGCTCACTGACATATCAACGAAAGAGGTGGCTGCAATGCTAAACACCTACGTCGCAGAAGGTAAAGCAGCGTCCGCAAGAGTAATCAGGTCAACCCTTGTTGACGTTTTTCGTGAGGCAATAGCCGAGGGGCATGTGGCAACGAATCCGGTAACAGCAACCCGCGCAGCAAAGTCAGAAGTAAGGCGCTCAAGGCTGACAGCTAATGAGTATGTCGCGATTTACCATGCAGCCGAACATCTCCCAATCTGGCTGAGGCTGGCAATGGATTTGGCTGTCGTTACAGGGCAGAGAGTAGGCGATTTATGCAGAATGAAATGGTCAGACATAAACGACAACCATCTTCACATTGAGCAGGGTAAAACAGGGGCTAAGCTCGCCATTCCGCTGACGCTAACGATTGACGCGCTCAATATCTCATTGGCTGATACACTACAGAAATGCAGGGAGGCCAGCGGCAGTGAAACAATAATTGCATCAACGCATCACGAACCGCTTTCCCCGAAAACAGTATCTAAGTATTTTACAAAGGCGAGAAATGCATCTGGACTCTCATTTGATGGAGACCCGCCAACATTCCATGAACTGCGTAGCCTGTCGGCGAGGCTATACCGGAATCAGATTGGCGATAAGTTTGCTCAACGTCTTCTCGGGCATAAATCAGATTCAATGGCGGCGCGGTATAGGGACAGCCGAGGGAGAGAATGGGACAAAATTGAAATCAATAAATGA